GCTCTTGCTGGCCTTGCAGATGACTTAACCGCTTTTTTGCAACATATCAACCCCACCTACAAATCCCTATAATCTATGAACCTGAAATCAGCCATTGAAACCCTGCGGACTGAACTCCGCAAGTTCACCACCCAAAAGCAAGCCTTTGCCGACTACAAGTTGGCCGATGGTACGGTCATCCGTGTGGATGGCGACCTCGTTGCTGGAACACCTGTGTATGTCTTGACCGAAGATGAAACCTTGCCCGCTCCTGATGGCGAACACACCGTCGAAGGCGTTGGCGTAGTCAAAACCGAAGGCGGCAAAATCACCGAAGTGGTTGTCGCAGAAGCCCCAGCACCTGCAGAGGTTGCGGCCCAAGAAGTGGAAATCGAAGTAAGCCCCGAAGGCGAAGCACCCGAAGCACCAGCAGGCGCAGGGTTATCCCCCGAAGCCGTGCAGGAAATCGTTGCCAAGCACCTTGCCGCTATTGTCGAAGAATTAAAATCCGCAATGGCGATGGAACTCGGAAGCATGAAGGAGAAGATGGCCGCCTTTGCAAGCCAAATGGAAACCATGACCGACATCGTCGAGAAGGTTGCCGAACTCCCAAGCGAAGCCCCCAAGCCTACCGCATCCGCAATCGTGGAGCAACGCAAGGCCGCATCTATGCAGAACTTCAACGCACTCGCCCAAGCAATCCAAAATCTAAAAAAATCCAACTAATCTTTAACCCCCCAAAAACAAAGCCATGAGTTATTCTTTTGTTTCCCCGCTGACTACTTACACCGAGCAGCAGCGACTCCCCCTCATCACTAAAGCCGTGTTCTCGGCTCGTTCTGCTTCCTTGTTCACCAAGCAGGTGGGCATCAAATCAGCCGCCGCCCTCAACTTGATGGACACCGATGCCGCTATTGCGAGCGGTGATTCTTGCGGATGGACTTCTTCAGGAACCACAACCTTCACGCAGCGCAACATCACCGTTGGTCGCATGAAGATTCAAGAAGAACTTTGCCCTCGCTCTTTGGAACAGTACTGGATGCAGTCACAGTTGACCGCAGGTTCCTCTTACGACGGTGTTCCATTTGAACAAGCATTCTCCGAGCAGAAAGCCCTCCGCATCGCCGAGGCTTTGGAAACTGCTATCTGGCAAGGTAATGCCTACTTCAGCGGTGTGAACCAACTGTTGAATGCCGCTTCTGGTAGCGTGGTTCTTGCCAATGCTTCCAGCACTACTTGGAACCCAGTATCGGCCTCCGTTGGTATCACTACTTCCAATGTCATCAGCATCTTCGACAAGGTGTACAACGACATCCCACAGGCTATCCTCACCAAAACCGACCTCGTTATCTTCTGCGGTTGGAACAACTTCCGCACCTTGATTGGAGCGATGAAGTCGCAAACTGGTGTGATGTACAACCAAGTGGATTTGCAGGGTCTTGCCGATGGCGACATCGTGTACCCAGGTACTAACGTCCGTGTGGTTGCAGTTCCAGGCTTGACCAATACCAACCGTATCGTCTGCACTTACCTCGGCAATTTGTTCTACGGAACTGACTTGCTTTCTGACGAAGAGCAGTTTTCCATCTGGCTGTCACGCGATAACGACTCTATCCGTTATCAAGCTGCTTTTAAGGCTGGGGTGAATTTTGCCTATCCCGACTTGATGGTTGACTTCCGCTTGGCCTAAGTGTAAGGGGGGAGGGAAACTTCCCCCCGCTTTTTATTCTTGCAACTCACAAAATAAATATACACTATGTCCTGTTCACTAACTACGGGCTACGCCCTCGGATGCCGAGATTCAGTCGGCGGCATCAAAACTGTCTTTGTACAAGCCTTCAACCCAACGGGTTCCGTGAACACCAACGGAAGCGGAACGGTCACAGGCTTCACGGGTTTCTCATCGGGATTCTACGAGTACGACTTGACCAAGGCCACTTCCTCCATGACGGAAACCTTGAACGCAAGCACCGAGAACGGAACCTTGTTCTACACGCCCGAAGTAACCTTCACCATCAACAAGTTGCAGACCGCCGTGCGGAATGAACTGCGCCTCTTGGCTCGGAATCGCTTGCTGGTCATCGTCCAAGACAACAACAACCGCTACTGGGTGTTGGGTGCTGCGAATGGCTTGGAGGCCTCCGCTGGAACCGCTGGAACGGGTACTGCATTCGGTGACCGTTCAGGCTACGAGATGACGCTCACGGGAATGGAACCCGACCCGATGCTGAACATCGCAGCAGCAACATTCTCTGCGCTGACCGCACAAATCAGCGGGTCGTAGCGTATCTTTGACCTGCGGTTCTCATACGCCGCATGGTTTAGTGGTCTGGGCCATCCTTTCGGGGGTGGCCCTTTTTTTTGTACCTTTGGGCATGAGAATTTGCATCGTTTACAACGCCCACCCGACGGGCTGCTCGTTCTATCGTCTTGAGATGCCCAACGCCTACCTTGGCGACAACTACACCGAGTTTGACTATGTCTGCGTTGACAACATCGCCAATGTCAAGGATGAGGACCTTAAGACCGTTGATATATGGCTTTTCAATCGCCTTTGGTGTCAAGGTACCTTGGACCAAATTCGTAATGTTTACAAGGCTCTCACGGCCTTTGGTGCGAAGGTTATTTTGGACCTGGACGATTATTGGGTGCTGGAATCAGGACACATCATGTATCGGCACTATTTGTCCACCAAGTTGGATGAGCAGATTCGGGAGCATATCCGCTTAGCGGACCATGTGACCACGACAACGGAACACCTTGCCCAAAAGATACGCTTGCTGAACAAGGCCGTTACCATCCTCCCCAACGAGCCATACGAAGCATATCAGCAGTATATCCCCGACACGACCGCTGAACCCGAACCGCACCTGTTCAAGATCGGATGGTTCGGAGGGGCGCAGCATCAGGAGGATATCGCACTCGTTGAGCATTCCTTTGGCCTGCTGGCCCACGACAAATCGCTGGATGGGAGATACAAGATTTACCTCGGCGGGTGGAACGAGAACCCTGTTTATGCTGACTACGAACGGATGCTATCCTGCCGTGGGCTGAACAAGAACTACGGACGCATCCAAGCCGCTGACATCTATTCCTATGTCGGGGGCTACAACTTCATCAACGCCACCATCGCCCCCTTGCGAGATACCAAGTTCAACCGCCTCAAAAGCGAACTGAAAGTGGTTGAAGCAGGCTGGATGGGCAAGGCTATCATCGCCTCGGAAACAATCCCCTACACCGACATATTGGTCCACGGCCACAACGGTCTGCTCATCCCCTACGGGAAGAAGGATGCTTGGTATAAAGCGGTCCGCAAGTTTGTGAACGAACCAGACTATGCCAAAGCGCTGGCCGTGCAGTTGTCCAAGGATGTCCGTGAGAGGTTTGACATCAGCAAGACCGCCGAGCGCAGAGCCGAACTCTACCGAAGCATCGGGCGCAAATTGTGAAATTCGGGCGCAAAGTACATTTAGGGTTAGGATGATATACCTATCCCCCAACACCACCAACACGATTGTCGTCACTTGGACGCAGCGGGCCTCATCGGGCGACCGCTACATCTTGCGGCTCACCAATATCGCCAAGAACCTGACCACCGACTTCACGCTGCTGAAATCGGACAACCTTTCGCAATACACCGAACGCTATGACAAATTTCAGATTGCCGTGGGGTCGATTGAAACAGGCTCGTATCGTTATGAGGTTTACGATACCTCTTCCACGGTTGGTGCAGCCGTTGCGGTGGTTGAGACGGGCTTGGCGTATGTACAGGTAGTTTCGCTAACCTTCAACACCTTCGCAAATTCCATCCAGTACACCGTCTTTGGTTCGTCCGACGAGGGTGTCTTTGACCAAACCTTTGACCAATCCTTCGCATGAGCGTACAAACGAGAACCCAGTTGCAGACGAGTGCCGCAACCATCACGAACGAAACCGCCGCAGGAGCGAACACCGCCGCCCGTGTGGGTGGACTATTTGACGACCTCGCTGATACCGCCACTCTTGACCGAGAGCGAGGCGTGGCGAACCTTTACCTTGACGAGGTGAAGAACTTTGCCCCGACCCAAGGGAGTGCCGTCAAGTTGACAACCCCGCTCAAATCGGGACTGCTGAGTACCTACAACTTTACCCGCACAACCACCGCCATCACCTACACGGGGACCACAAGTGCGGCTTTGCGGATATCGGCCAGCATGGTCTTGGCCCAAGGCAACGGGAACCAAATCAAGGTCTATATCGCCAAGAACGGCACACCTATTGAGCAGTCCATGACCGACATCACCACGACCCACACCAACGGCCATGCGGTGTTTACCGAAACCGTCCTCCAAGGTGCGGTCAATGACGAGTTCACCATTTACATCAACGCCGTCAACGATGCCGCAAGTATTGCAATTTCGGCCCTATCCTTTACAGTACACACGCTATGAGTAGTATAAAGCAATCATTCACCCAATGGCTTGGGATTGAGCATAAGGTCCCCGTGATGCTTGAAAACAAAGCGGGCAAATACATCACCTACGGGGCGTTCAACGAGTATCCGTATTACTTGCTGGACAACTACCGCCGAAGCAGCAAGCACAACGCCATCGTGAACGGCAAGGTGAACTACATCGTGGGCGGTGGATGGCAACCAGGCGAAAAGATGACCGTGGAGCAGCAGGCCAGGTATGCCAAGTTTTTTGACGGACTATCCGAACATGACGACTTGAACGACATCACCGAGAAACTGGTCCTTGACTTGGAAATCTTCAACGGCTTTGCGGTTGCCGTCACTTGGAATAAAATGGGAACCATTGCGAAAATGGAACACATCCCCTTTGAAAAAATCCGAGTGGACAAAGACGAGCGGATGTTCCAAGTTGCCGATTGGTACAACGACGACATGGTGCAACTCTACCCCAAGATTGGCGATGTAGAGAAAATCCCCGCCTTTGACGCGGATAACCGCATCGGCAAGCAACTGTTCTACTATCGGGTGTATGCAGCGGGTGTCAAGTCCTATCCCCTGCCCGAATACATGGGAGGCTTGGCTTGGATTGAGGCCGATGTGCAGGTGGCGAACTTCCACAACAACAACCTCCGCAACAACTTTTGGGGCGGGTATTTAATCAACTTCAACAACGGCATCCCAACGCCCGAAGAACAGGGCGACATTGAGCGGCAAATCAAGCGCAAGTTCAGCGGGACGGACAATGCAGGCCGCTTTGTTGTGACCTTCAACGACGATGTGTCCAAGGCTCCCACCCTTGAACCGCTCACTCCGTCCGACATGGACAAGCAGTTTGAGATTCTAAACAAGGCAATCCAGTCCGAAATCTTTATTTCGCATCGTGTCGTGAACCCGATGCTATTCGGCGTTAAGACCGAAGGGCAACTGGGCGGACGGCAGGAACTGGTTGAGGCTTACGAACTATTCAAGGCTACCTATGTGAACGACCGAGTTCGCAAGGTGGAGCGGATGATTAACTATTTGGGGTCGTTCAACGGCGTGGAAGGTATGGAATTGATACCTGTTGAGCCGATTACGGAACGATTATCCGAGCAAGCCCTGCTGACGATTATGACCCCCGAAGAACTCCGTGAGAAAGCGGGCCTCCCTGCGTTGGAAAAGCAACCCGCCGATGTGGTGGGACCCAATCCCCAACCAGACGAGCAACCGCAAACGCCTGCACAATTGAGCAACGACAATATCAAGAAATTGTCGGGCCGTGAGTACCAAAACCTCATGCGTATCGTTCGGCACTACGCCCAAGACAAAATCACCTTGGAGATGGCTCGCACGATGCTATCCGCTGGTTTCGGCTTGACCCCTGAAGAGGTCAACACCCTGCTCGGAGTGCAAGAGCAGGCGTTTTCCGAGCCTACATGGGGCGAAGAAGATAACGAGGACTACGGATGGGGGGACGAGGAGTTCAAGGTCTTGGAGGTGGTCGCAAGCAAGTTTGGGAGCAATGCGGACGAGTATGTTGTCATGCACTCCAAGCCAATGCGGTTTGATGCCGACTTAGACGACCAAGTGCGTCAAGCCTTCGCTGAACTGGGGGAAGAAGAAAAGGAACTGGACGAGAAAATTGAAAAGTACCGCAAGAAGAACCGTGACGCATCCGTGGAAGAAATGGCCAAGGAGTTTGGGGTGAGCAAGGCCAAGGTCGCAAAGCGGGTCGCCTACTTGATTACCAAGGACCGCTACCCCATTGCAAGGGCCGTGGACCAAATCGCCGAGCAGAACCTGCCCAAGAACATCAAGGAGGTCGCAGAACCCGTGCTTGAGGTCCGCTACAAATACGCATGGGCCGCAGGGTTCAGCAACAAGGACAAACGGACCAGCCGTGAGTTCTGCAAGGTCATGCTGGACTTGGCTGACCAAGGCAAGGTGTACACCCGTGACGACATCGATGGTATTTCCAATATCATGGGCTACTCTGTTTGGAATCGCCGTGGTGGTTGGTATCACACGGCCAGCGGAGTGAACCGTCCACAATGCCGCCATGTATGGGAGCAGCAAATCGTCATCCGCAAGGGCAATAAAATCACAAAAGCATGAAGGCACTATTCATAAGCGAACAAACCCTGCTGGACAATTCCGTAATCAACGAGAATGTATCGTTTACGCAGATACGGCCCACCATCGTAAAGGTCCAAGAGATGCGGATTCAGCCAATCGTTGGGTCGGCCTTGTACTCGGAGATGGTGACGCAGGTGGTGAGCGGCACGACCACGGCACTCAATACCACGCTGCTGGAAGATTACATCCAACCTGCAATGGTGCAATGGTTGTACTACGAACTCCCGATGGTGCTTGCCTTTAAGTACATGAACAAGGGCATGGTCCGCAGAACCAGCGAGGAATCGTCGCAGATGAGCATGGACGAGATTACCCGCCTCACCGACAAAGTAAAGAACGATGCCGAGTGGTATTCGGAAAGGATTACCAGATACTTGATGGAGAACCGCACCGACTATCCCTTGTTTAACTCCCCGCCATCGGCACTTGACACCATCTATCCCAACGGAACCAATTACAACACAGGCATGGCCTTGGATGCTCGGACTCTGCGCCGTGGTGCTGGCTTGGACCGCCCTTGGCCTTACGGATACGACCCCTACTGCTCCAACTGCTGAAATCTATGGGCGCACACGCTAAAAACATTTTGAAACTACAAGCCTATGTCTTGGATAAAAATCAAGCAAGCACTCCTTGCGCTTGCAAATGCCCACCCGCAAGTAAACTCCTTCGGGACGGGGGACCCGCTTGCAATCGGGACCGACAACACCATCAACCTGCGAACCCCAAGCCGTGAGCGAATCGTCTATCCGCTCGTCTTTGCGGATGTTCAGTCAGCAAGCACGGATTTGGGTACTCTCAACCTTACTGTGGGGGTGTATTTTTCTGACCGAGTGGAATCTATTTCCCCGATGGGAGGCGTGGTTTCGGGCAGTCCAACGCTTGGCTGGCAGGATAATGAGGACGAAGTTTTGAGCGACCAACTGCAAATCGCACAGGACTTCATTTCAAGCCTTACAAACGACCCAACGCAGGAATGGACGCTAAGTACCTCCGTGTCGCTTACGAGGTTTGTAGAGAGCCGTGACGACCGTACGGCAGGGTGGGTGGCTACGATGTCGTTCCAAATACCATACAGTCATTCCGTTTGTGAAATTCCCTCCTAAAATACATTTACCCTAAAGCAACCAAAATGCCTACTCCTATTCTTCAACAAATGCTCGGCCAGGGCGGTTCAATGCAGTTCATTGACGCAGCCGTGTCGGGCACAAACTTTGACTTCATCGTGGTGAATGCCGCCGCTACCTTCACGACCCTCACGGGTACAGGTAGCGAAGACCTGCTGACCGCCTACGCATTGAGCGGCAAGTCCGTGTCTGCTGGCATCGTCATCAGCGGCAGGAACGGCGGGAAGATTACTGCCGTCACTCCATCGGCTGGTTCGGTAATCGGATATACATTCCTGTAAGCGATGTTCATCGGCTACGGCTACGGCTATCCCCGCTCCATGGTTATGGGCAAGACCCCCGCAGAACTTGCGTGGGATGCCTTCAACGCCCGTGCTACGACCGACGGGGCAGCAGCGGCAGAGGCCGCCGTCAGCGGTTGCCTGCAAGCCCGATTCGCCGTAATATTCAACTTCTAATATGCCCACGCCTTCACTA